GCACCTTCAGCAACTGCCTTGCGTACCTCTGCGCGTTTCTCTTCTGCTTCTTTGCGAGCCTCAAGCTCTGCATTGATGGATCTGACCTCTTCCTCAAGAGCGTCAAGATCCGCGCCTTCGCCTTCCACTTCGGTGGCGATGGCTGCCTTGCGAGCCTCAAGTTCGTCAATACTCATGTCTTTCATTTCCATCTCTCATACCTCCGTCAGGATTTTGATTCTTTGCTTCTTGCTCTCGATCGCCCGCATTTCAGCCCTTGCGCTCTCCAGCGATTCCTTTGCGCTATCCAGCGCATCGGACAGGCCTCTTGCTTGAATCGATGTAGCCTCATATGCTGGGAAGGTCACCGCAGACACTTCGAACACCTTCGTGAACTTCTCGATCTTCCGTTTCGGATGATCCGTGTCCAGGTCTTCCCATCTATCCTCACCGACCCGAAACATGAAGGACATTCCGGAAATATCCCCACGTTTTACGGCCGAATAAAGGCTCTTAGCTTCTGCATTGTTCTCCACGTCAAGATCAACTCTGATGTTCATGCCCACGCCCGGAACCACTTCCATCTGCATGGTGCTGTTTGCATTGTTGTTGCGCGACCGTGCGAGCGGGATCATGTCGGTGTTGTGGTTCACTAAAAAACGGACATCCCGAAGATCGGTGTCCGTCAATGCTCCATCCATGATGGTTTCTTCATACCAGCCCATGTCCGTTGGTTCGTTGTAAACAATCGGCTGTCCGGTGATGAAAGCGCCGTGTTCTTCGCTCTCCTCTGCCCGGATCTCAAAGTCAAACGCTCTGATTTCCTTTTTCATCGTTGTTTCCTCCGTTTATCTTTTCATCTGCACTCCAATATTCGCCGCGAATGATGTACTCCTGTCCTTCGCCGTTCGGAAGTGGCGGAAGATTCCAGATCTCCCTGACTTCATCCCGATTCAAGATGCCGCGATCTGCAAGTTGAGCAGAAACATCAAGTTTCTCTTGATTGCTCATGTATTGCAGCCGGTTTGCGGTCGCCATGATCTTGTTTCCGCGACCCTGTTCCAGCAACGTGAAGAGCGCCTTTGTCGTGACCTCACTGAACTGGATCGCAAACGGCTCGACCGCGCCTTCATAGAACGCCGTCCACTTGTCGCCGTATGCCCGGTTCATCAGCACATCTTCATTGACCATGAAATATTCATACACGTTCTTCCGGATCAACTCCAACTGCTTATCATCAATCACCCAGGGACTCGCTTTGACCTGGTTGATGTTCTGATAAGTGTTCGGGAAAAGAAGAATCCCGCCGCCCTGAGCATCGCGGGAGAAGTTTTCTTCGGTGAACCGTTGGCGCTCCTTCTTCAGATCCTCTGCTTTTGCAAAATTATTGACCTGAGCATAGAAGCGATATGTCGCCGCACTCTTGACGCCTTCCTTGATGCCCTGATTCTGCATATGGATCAATTCCATCGTGGGCAGCAGTGCCGTGTTGTCCTCTCCGAACAGGTCGTTCTTGAGCTGGAACTTCGTCATGATGCCGCAATTCTTCAACTCAATCGCCGCCCGGTCGCCGTTGGAGAACTCATATCTCAGATATGGCGTGTTCGCGTACTGCACGATGGTGCATCGGGAAGGAAGCGGAGCATAGATGCCACTCACTTCGCCGTACTGGTCATAGATCGGCGCGATAAATGCCGTGTTGTGCACATCCAAGATGGTGGACAGCCTATACATGAACTGCGACCAACTCTGAAACGCGTTCGGAGCGATTCTCAGCTTCTTCTGGAGTGCCGGTTTTGCCTGTCCAAGCGTCTCCACCCTGAGTTTCCCGCAATGGATTGCCCTTGCGTTGATTGCCGCGCGGATCAGCTCCAATTCATAGATGCTCCCCTCGTAAGAAGTGAACACCGGAGTATATCCGTTCAGCATCTTGAACTCACCGCCGAACTGTCCCGCCGGTTTTGGTCGGTTTTTGAAAAGTAGATCAAATAAAGACATTTTCTCGCCCTCTTTTATGCGAACTCCCAATGATACCCGCCAGCCGTGTTATAATGTTTTTTTCTTCTACAACACCCGGAAATACCTTTCTTATTTATACCGGTGTCCCTCGATGCGTCATTGATTGATTCGTATTTTTGGCCTGTTTCAAGACAAATAACACACTTTTTATCTGCACCACCAGCATGATGCTCTTTCATTCTGCGCTTATGTTCTTCGGATAATTTTTGAAGACCTTTACCCTTGCGGTTTTGGCTCATTAGCCGTTTGCTTTCATCTGTGTGATGAAAAAACTCTCCGCCATCCGTGATGTTGTATCCTTTGTTCTTATTCTGAGTTTCGTGCACCTTAATCAACCATTGTTCAAGCGCACAAGCGCTTTCCTTCTCCAACCCTTGCATGATTATTTGATGATCAAAATTATTCCAGCCGTACTTTTCAATAGCGTCAGAGAAATGTTTGTTTCTGTAATATCCTTTTCCATTTGCCCATCGACGATTTGGATCATTGCATTTCGTTATTCCAACATATTTTTTGCCATTGATCTTATTGACGTGCATATACACAGTGAAACTCATATCGTTTACCTCGCTCGTAAACTCGCATAATAAAAGGCAATCCAGCAAGGTGCGATTCCTTGTTTTCGGGAGCTACCCTAGAATTGCCTATTTACTCAATCAGTATTTTGAAGACGATCTCCTAACTCATCCCAGTCGTGTTGCCTTACACAAAAAGCATCCGCAAGAGCAGCCATTCCATCTATATGCGCTGATGGGTTTATTTTTACAAGCCTCCCACGACCTCGTTCTGTATTCATTTTTATCGCAGAATTAAGCATATGAACCTTTAAGAGATCGTTGTCTCCAATATGGACGCATCCATCTCGGAACAGTCCTTCCATTTCTTGTAGGACAGGCCACAGGTTGTCCCCTTGATATACATCCGAGCACCTAAAGCCATATCTTTCCAGATCCTGCACAAGATACTGCGCACTGTATCGGTCATAGCCTGTCATGAGCGGAAGAATTTCATATTGCTCCACAAGCATCTTCAGCCAGTTAAAGCAGTCGTGATAGTCCACGAAGTTATCTCCGGACGGCTCCAGCAATCTCCGCTGAATGTATGCGTTATATGGCAATCCATCTCTTGCCGTCGCATCATCGATCCGCTCGGACGGCAGCCAGAACTTCGCGAAGACATACAACTCCCCGCCCTTCTCGATCACGACGACTGCGGACGTCAGGTCGGTGGTCTGCGACAGGTCGATTCCTGCCACGCAATAACTGCTGCGGAAGTCCTCAAGATTCAGCGGAGCGCCGAAGCATCTCTCCACCGTTGTGGTGTCCAACCAGGCAAGAGAACTGTTCTGCTTGATGCAGCAGTATTTCGTGAAGAACTCCGCCTTCTTGGAGAGCGACCCCTCCGCGATGGCGATCTCCTCCAGCATATAATCGACACTAACCGAAACACCAAGATTCGGATTGCTCTTCCTCAGCTCGTTGATGTCGTTCCACTTGTCCAGATCGTCGATCATGTAAAGGAACGGCAGCAGTTTCTTTTCCTTACTGTCGCCCAACAAAAAACGAGTCGATCTTTTGACCAACTCGTCATACACACTGTCATTGATATAACCGGAAGTCGTACACGACAGGAGGATTCCTTCCGGTCGAGCACCCATTCCGCTCTTCATGACTTCATACTGTTTTAGGCCGTTGTCGCCTTCCCAGCTCGCGATCTCATCACAGATGCAGAGGCTCGGATTGAATCCATCAGATTTCTTCGCGCTGAATGCGATCTTATTAACCGTGCTATTCGTGCCAAGAATGTAGAGATCCGTCTGCCGGTGCTTAGGAAGCATCGAATCATCCTTGACCTTCTTGTTGTGCTCGTCCCGCTCGGACAGATCTTCTTTCATCTGCTGATACTTCGGATCGAGCAGAACCATCTGCCAAACATTGTTGTATATGATGTCGGCCTGTGCCAGCTTCGGAGCGATGTTGTAGATCTTCGTCCCGAATCCGCCATCAACCATCCATACATACTTCGCGATGGCCGCCGCAAAAAGACTCTTGCCGTTCTTCCTTGCCACAACCAAAATCGCTTCCCGGAACTGCCTCCGGCCATCTTCATTCACGATCCCGAACAGAGCGGACAGAAAACACTTCTGCCACAGCTCCAACTTCAGCGGGCCCGGTGCCAACTCCCCTTCCGTGTGGAAAGCATTCTCCTCAATCCAGTCAACTGCTGCATTCGCCTTCACCGGATCATAAAAGAACTCCTTCTTCTGGATGCCGTTGACCAGGTATTCCACCATCAGGTCTACCCAGCGCCCTACAGCAATCGATCCGTTCTTGATCTGCTGGTAATATGCTAAAATCCAATTATCTTTACTCTTTTTCTGCATATTTTTGCCGCTTCTCGACCCTTATCGGTGCGTTTCTCTCGGTTTACGTTTTTTGTACC